CACAAACCTTAGAACCGCGACAGCCGGAGAGACGGCAACCGACAACCTTGGAGGGGATATGGACGCAATGGAATGGATTCTGCTGCTGTGGCTGCTGGTCGCCGTGCCTGTGTTGCTCGGGCATACGATCGCCGCCGGGCTTGGAGACGACGATGGGCGAGAGTGATCGCGTTCCGTGTCTGCTCGCAGTGGCTTTGCGCGCCATTTTGCGCGAAGTCGAAGGCCCGCGCCGCTATTCCGCTGACTCGTATCTTCCGCAGCACCTGGTCGAACTGGCCAGGGCTGCGCTGATCCTCGACGGGGAGCGCAAATGAACACGACCCTGAACGCCATTCGGTCGCACAACCCGTGCACAGAAGGATGGAAAAAACTGCTTGCCCACCTGGGCAAGACCAAAGCGGACGACGAGCCGCTGTCAATCCTGACGATTCTCGACAGTAACGGGTTGGACGACTCCTTGTGGTGCTTGCGTACCGTCGAAGGCCACGACAGGGAAATAAGGCTATACGTCGCCTGGTGCGCCAGGCAGGTACAACACCTGATGACCGATCCACGGTCTGTCGCCGCGATCGATATCGCAGAGCGATTCGCCAACGGTGCGGCGACGCGCGACGAACTGGTATACGCAGAGGCCGCAGAGGCCGCAGAGGCCGACGCATGGGACGCGGCACTGGTCGCAGAGGCCGCATGGGACGCCGCACAGACCGCAGCAGAGGACGCAGAGGCCGTAGAGGCCGCCGCATGGGCCGAGGCACGGGCCGCAGGGGTCGCATGGTCCGCAGCATGGGCCGCGGCACGGGCCGCAGGGGCCGTCGCATGGATCGCCGCACGGGACGCGGCACGGGACGCGGCATGGACCGCATGGGACGCGGCACGGGGCGCAGCATGGGCCGCCGCACGGGACGCACAGGAACGTCGACTGCGCGAGATTTGCCTGCAGGAGGTTTCCGCATGAATCCGCTATGGGCGCTGTTCGTCATCCTGGCGTGCTTCGGAATCGCCGGGCGCATCGACTACGAGACCGCGGTCGACTTGGCCGCGGCTCGCTACCACACGCAGGCGCAGCGATGAAAGCGGACAAATTCGGCGAGTTCTCCGGAACAGACCACGTCGCCACCATCCAGCGCTTGCGCCAATCCATCAAGGACGCTTGGCGCCTTCTCGACCAACTGTGCAACGCAAGCGACGAGCGCAAGTTGGCCGCACTCAAGTCAGATGATTTCGCCACCGCCGTGCATTCGGTTCGCGACGGCCTGATGCTCACCAAGGAGTATGGCGAGTGAGTTACTCGAAATTCATTTCCGAGAAGCTTGGAGTCCTTGCATCTGCCGGAATCGATACGCCATTGCGGGACTATGCCCTGTTCCCGCATCAGCGCGATCTCACGGCATGGGCGCTGCGTCGCGGACGCGCGGCCATCTTCGCCGATACCGGACTGGGCAAGATGCGCATGGCAATTGCATGGGCTGACACCGTTGTCACGCACACCGGCCAGCCAGTCATAATCCTTTGTCCTCTGGCAGTGGCTCAGCAGTTCGTCGCCGAGGGGTTGCTGATGGGCGTCATGGTGACACATGTCCGCGAGCCGCAGGATGTGCGACATGGGATCAACATCACTAACTATGACCGGATGCACAAGTTCGACATGTCGATTTTCGGCGGGGTCGCGCTTGACGAGTCGAGCATCATCAAAAGCCATGCCAGTAAGACGCTTGCGCTGCTCATGGATGCTTTCCGAATCACGCCGTACAAGCTCTGCTGCACGGCCACGCCAAGCCCTAATGACTGGACAGAACTTGGCACGCATGCGGAATTCCTCGGCGTGCGCAGTCGATCTGAGATGCTCGCAGAGTTCTTTATTCATGACGGCGGCGACACCAGCGTCTGGCGTCTGAAAGGCCACGCGCGCGCCGTTTTCTGGCGATGGGTTTCCAGTTGGGGGGCAATGATTCGCAGCCCTGCGGATCTCGGCCACGACGCCATCGCTTACGAACTTCCGCCGCTGACGATTCATCAGCACACCGTCGAAATTGAGCACAACCCGCTGCACGGGCTATTTGCCTCTGAGGCCCAGACATTAAGCGAACGCCGTCAGGCAAGGCGCGACAGTATGGTCGATCGCGTCAAAGCGTGCGCCGATATGGTCAATGCCGATGATCAACCGTGGATCGTTTGGTGCGACCTGAACGACGAGGGAGACATGCTGGAGCGCGCTATTCCTGACTCTGTGCAAGTCGCCGGAACAGATGACAACAACACCAAGGAATCGCGCATGGTCGGATTCTCGACTGGCCAGCATCGTGTCATCATCAGCAAGCAGAAGATCTGCGGTTGGGGTATGAATTGGCAGCACTGCGCGCACCAAGCATTCGTCGGAGTGAATGACAGCTACGAGGGTTTCTACCAAGCCGTGCGGCGATCATGGCGATTCGGCCAGAAGAGGCCAGTCAGTATTCACGTCTTCGCCAGCAACCAGGATGGCGCCGTCGTCGCCAATATCAAGCGCAAGCAAGACGCTGCGCTGGAAATGTCGGACGCCATGTCTGCGGAGACACTTGATTCAGTACGCGAGTTTGTTTTTGGGGCGCGCAAGGACACGAACAAATACGCGCCAGTATGCAGGATCGTATTGCCGTCGTTTTTGGCACCGCAGGAAGCATCAGCATGAGCCACCAGAGCAAGAAACAAAGCGTTGTCGAGTCGGTGACGAACGTGTCGGTAGGATACGGCGTATCACTGGCTGCGAACGTAACCATCCTGCCGCTATTCGGAATCGTCATCAGCATGTCGGACAACCTTCTGATCGGCGCGATCTACACCGCAATCAGTATTGCCCGCAGCTACTGCATACGGAGATTTTTCAACAGATACCACGGGATGAAATCATGAATTGCATAAACCAGAAATCCGGTGACGGATGGACGCTGTTAAACGGCGACTGCGTAGATGTTATGAAAGGACTTCCTGCACAGTCAATCCATTACAGCATCTTTTCCCCTCCGTTCGCCAGCCTTTACACCTACAGCAATAGCCCGAGGGATATGGGGAATTGCCGAACGCATAGTGAGTTTTTCGATCACTTCGGCTACCTGATCGACGAACTGGCGCGCGTCATGCGCCCGGGTCGGAATGTCTCGTTCCATTGCATGCAGTTTCCGGCCAGTAAGGAGCGTGACGGATACATTGGGTTGAGGGATTTTCGCGGAGACTTGATCCGTGCATTCCAGAACAATGGATTTATCTACCACTCCGAAGCCGTGATCTGGAAAGATCCCGTGACGCAGATGCAACGCACAAAGGCGCTCGGACTATTGCACAAGTCGGTTCGCGAAAACTCTGCTATGTGCCGCATGGGCCTGCCAGACTATCTGATCACAATGCGCGCGCCAGGACAGCAGATGGATCGCGTGACACACACGCAGGAGAACTATCCAGTGAGCCGCTGGCAACAGATCGCGAGCCCGGTATGGATGGACATCAACCCATCAGACACGCTGCAGTATCAAAGCGCTCGTGAGCACGATGACGAGCGGCATATCTGCCCGCTCCAGCTTGAGGTTATCCGTCGCGGGATTGAGCTTTGGACCAATACCGGAGATGTCGTCCTATCGCCTTTCGCTGGAATTGGCAGCGAGGGACACGTAGCGCTGCAGATGGGACGGAATTTCATTGGTATTGAACTCAAGGAATCCTATTACCGCCAAGCGGCGCTAAATCTTGAAAACGCGCTGCGCATGACCGGTGATTTATTTGCGGAGGCCTCATGAACCACATCTATCTTCCCGCGCCAATGTTCACGTTTGCCGGTCACCCGCACGACCCGGGCGCGCCAGACGATGACGGCATCGACGAAATCGTCAACGCGCTGATGGTTGATGGCGCCGAGTTCGAGCCCTACTCTCGCGCCAATCTGTGCGAAGCGCTCGGCGAGTTGCCAGATGACGAGTTGATCGCCCTCGGCCGCGCCATCCGTGACGAAAAGGCCGAGCACGTGCTGGTCATCCTGCGTGCTCACGTCGAGGCGTATTGGGAGCATCTCGCC